ATGTATTTTGACTAGAATGGGGGGCCCGTCTTACGACTACTTTCCCACTCTATACGGCACGCGTGTCAAGCGTGATGTCCGCCATTTACGGGTTGGCGATGACCTGTGCGTACTACCTATTAGAGTTCAAACTGAATTGCTCCCAATCCCGTCCCAGCACCCAGTGCGGAGGAGGACGTGATTAGCGGTACAAGGTACCTGGCAGTGGCAAAGCTGCCAAGTAGCTTGGACAGGTACAAGGAGAGTACCGTCGACAACTCACCACCAGCGGTGGACACAACGGCTGGATTCACGCAGCCAATGGTCCTCAGTGCATTGCTAATGGAGGAAGCGACTCCAAGTTGTTTGCCACTGGAGTCGAAGAGAACGGCATCACCACTCATCCCTGCAGCCATAGCGGCTGCAGGTGTCGTACCAGTCACGGTGTTGCGACTGATATAATTGAGTTTTCCACGGCCGCCTGCGGGACTTAGGTCTATTGCTGCAGTAGCAGCCCGCGTCCCAGTGAATAGGGAGATGTTCATGGCCGGGACACCAAGCGACCCAGGTACCACCACCTTCAGGGGCCCATCCGAGGTAGCAAGGTAGGATGGGTTATCTGCAAATGCAGATCCTAAGGCGGTCGTGGTATTTGATACCGCGACCAAAGTGGCACTGGTTGAGTAGGAGTCCTGGATGAACGCACTATCATTCACAGGGGAGATAAGATCAATATCATATTCAACCCATACGTCGAACGCCATGGACTGGACGGTGCTATCTGTGGCAAAAATGAAATAGCCACAAAAGGCAGTCCTCGCTTCGATGTAGTTATTACGTGTCAGAAGGGACACGTATTTGGTGGGCATGTCACGGTGTAACTCTGCGGTCACACACTCAATAGACAACTCCTGCCAAACAGGAGCCTCCGCAGCGGTGCGGTTGCCCATCATAACTATCTTCGACGAGGGCACTGCGTCATCGTAGTCGTAATCGACTGCGACGTAGTACCTCCCGGCGCTGCTAGTGGGTTGACTTGGTATGATGTTTACCTTGAGGCGGTTGAATCGGAACCTTTCAAAGTTTCCAGCTAAAGTGCAAAGCCATGGAAACATTGGCGCACAACCAGGGTTAATGTCATAACCTGGCACGGAGCTGCACAAAGGGATAACGTAGAAACCTACGTTGGTGCCGTTTGTAAAGGAACCGACAAACTCACGACGACAAATGTTGATGCTGTCCTGCGATCTCGGGTATATCCTTGGGAGTTGTGACCTTGCGGTCACCCCGATGGCTGCCGGAACATATTCCGACCGCCCGGCCACCGGATTCTTGGAACTTTTCTTAGGAGTTTTCTTTGATTGTTTATTCTTCTGCATGTATGGGATGCTGCTGCAGGTGCAGGACTGTACATTGTTAGAGAACCGTTAAGGAAGCGCCGTGCAGTCTCTCGGCCTTTTGTTTAGCACGGAAATATTGAGCTATCGCACCGTTTTGGGCAATTACCCCTAACAACCCCAACCCCGAAGGGATTTCCTCTACTTGAGGGCACTAACCCGGTCAACTTCACCGCGCTGTACTCGCCCGGTGAGTGAGAGATTCATCTCATCATAATGGCGTTCCATTTCCCGCTGTACATCAGGAACAACTCCAAAGGCACGATAGAAACTAACACGTGCGGCTGGACTGATGACAGCATCTTCCTGTGCCGTGAGCCCACGAGAAAGACGATAGAACCCGGAGTCAATGAATGCCTCAGTTGGCCGGCCCCCTTTGAGACCATTACGTACCATAGCTCGATAATACGACTGAAGAACAGGAATACCATTTGTAAGCGCAAGTCCACACTGGCCAATTGAGTCGAGCATTTGCTTGAAGTGCACGACTCTCTTCAGGTCTGAACCAATTGGTGGGCGTTGAACCAAAGTGCAATCCTTGGTTAAGGATGCACTAGGCTCACGTACCGCCCGCCAGTTCAGTCCATCATAAACCGGTTGGGTTTGGCAAAATGATACCTTTTCAAACATGTCAATAGTATCCTCAACCTTCATCACAATTCCCAAAGCTTCGAAGAAAGGGACGACGTGTTCTCGCACCCTCAGGACGTCGGCACGCTCCCCAATGAGCATACAGTCGTCACCGTTGTTAAAGAGTGAAACACGTGTACCTGTCTTTCCTACTAAGGACAATTTATGTAGAAGGCAGTATACGCTAGAGCACATAATGAGACAGTTGCCGAGTGCAGTGTTCATGTCCCCACTACAACGGCCTCCTTGGACCTGATATGATACGGTTCCTTCGCATGTGCGCACGAATCCGCGATTCTCCAATTGCCAACGCAATAACTTACGGAGGATGGGACAGTGGTAATACAAATCATACACACTGTGTTCCCATTGGAGCAACGGGAGTGAAACGTGCTGGTCGAACCGTGACGCATCTAGGCCAACACCAACTGGATCAGTGTACTCTGACCAAGCTGAGTGTAGCATACCACCGATCTCATAGGCATTGTAGCCTTTCATCACAGTGGGACGTCCAAAGATACTGTCTATATGCCTATACAACTGATGTTCCAGTGGACGGAGATAGACGCCTACGCTGGCGTTGTACTCCGGGCGCCTCGGTTGTATTACCCGAGGCACCACACGTTTGGCGGTATCTGGCAACTTCTCATGTTTGAGGAATGTTGAAAGATACGAAGACTGGCGCCGAACGCCCGCCAGCAAGACCCGTTTAACAGCAGTCTCGTAAACAATGCGCCTCCGACCCGAATATCCGTCCAAAAATCTTTTGAACGTTATAGGTGTGAGAGTCATCGCACGGCTTGCGAGAATGTTGTAAATGGGTTGCAGGACGGAATCCACTGTGCCTTGTGAGGGCACACTAGGTGGAACAAAAGTGCCGTCTTTAGCGTGCAAGAACACCCTCTCAAGTAAGGCGCACTCCACGTTGGCTAGTGAATCGGCAAAACACTTGAACCTGCACTCATTACCAAAGGACGGATAAAGGTACAGGCTGCGGCCTATGGGTCTATTGGAAACCACCCTACTCACTACCATCCAGCTAGCCCGACTGGCGGAGTGAGGTGACGCCCCCAGCGAGGGCCAGGAACGGCCGTCCCACTTTACCAGAGTGGGCTCGACTATTCCTGGCAACTCCTGGAGGTCGCCTAAAAATTTGGAGCGGATGGTGTGTTAATCCCGAACCAAGACATGACTCGGCCAATCATTCCGGTGTACTTCGGGATAACATGCGTCGTGTTAACAACAAACTGACGATCAGAGTTGTTAGCGCTCATTATAAGCGCGGCGGCATCGAGTTCAGCGTTAGAGGGTGCCAGTGCCACCACTACAGCTGTCTGCACTGCTTGGTCCAACAAACATTTCCTCAAATCTGGGACGTTTTCCTTGAACCATGCGGCGCACCTTTGCGTCACGACCGTGCGGTTGGCTAGCGTTACCGCTGGCCCGCCCATTTGATGGCGTATCTCCATACCGCACCGCCTGGCAACCCGCGCGCACGAATTGGTATTCGGGGTTTTCAGGACTTCCGTAAGATTTTCTGCAGGCTCAATCGCCAAAATGTTGTCCAAATACCCACGTGGTACAACATTGCGGAACTGTCGCCTCCTTAGGTAGGGGATGTACGTCGGTCCATCGACGTACGACGATGACACAAGGCCTAAGGACCCTAGTGCTACCGTAGTGCGATTGTCGCCCTCATCCTCGCTGCTTGGTGGAGCAGCGGGTATGGGTGAGGGTTCGACCCCTTGCCCGTTACCACTGTTCGATGGATCAGTGGGAATGGGAAAGGGCTCTTCCACAAGTTCAATCGACCGCACTGGTTCAATTGGTGTGGGGGCGCCCTGAGGAACGGTGTATTCCGCACCAGTTGGGATTGGTGTGGTATAACGAACGATCCGCAGTTTCCCCGCGACTTGCCCCTGACTCCTACCAGCCGAGGCTGGTGTGTCTGGGGCAACAGCGGGTGCCAGCAGCTGACCGGGCGCCACCGGTGCAACTGGGGTACTTCTGACAAT